GGAAGTGCTGCGCCGGGACGCGACGGTCAAGGACCGGCCCAAGTCCGCGGCCGGGCAGCGGTACGTTCCGCTGGAGCGCAGACTGGTGGACCTGCTGGGCGAGCTCGTCCCGGCATCAGGCATGGTGTTCCCCGGCCTGCACTACACGAACTGGCGGCGGCGCGTGTTCGCCCCCGCGGTGCTCGCGGCCGGGCTCGCTGCCCCGCTGCCGACGCCGCACGACCTGCGCCACACGTTCGGGTCATGGCTGGCGGGCAACGGTGTGCCGCCCACGGACATCATGGCGCTGATGGGTCACTCGACGCTGCGCGCGACGGAGCGCTACCTGCACTCCGGAAATGACCGGTTCGAGCGTGCCCTGACGGCGCTCCCGGCACGGCAACTCACACAGTGACCCGCCATGCGTCACGGTGGCCCGCAGTGCGTCGCCATGCGTCACTAGTGCGTCACGAGCCCTGTTCACCATGCGCCACAGTGCCCCGGCATGGCACACTTTTTCTGGACGTGGCACGCCACCAACCCCCTGACCAGCAGTGCGCGCTTCCTTGACACGGAAGAGGTCACTGGTTCAAACCCAGTATCGCCCACGCACAAAACAAGCCCCCCGCCGAGTCGGCGGGGGGCTTCGTGCGTCACTGATGCGTCGCGGCTATGATTCGACTCATGTCGCGCGCGCAGTGCTCCATCTGCCTTCACTCGGTTCTCACCCGTGGCGGCCTGGTTGTTCGCCATGCGGACCCGAGAGTGGGCCGCTCAGGAGACTGTCCAGGGTCGGAGCGCCCACCCGTACGCGTCCACCACGCATGACGAAAGGCCCCTCCCGCCCGAAGGCAAGAGGGGCGCTGTCGTTGAGCGGGTCAGGCGGTGGCGCGGTCCCATGCGTCGAGCACGATGCCGACGAGGAGCAGGGCGAACCCGGCCGCCATCATGGCGAACATGCGGCGTAGGAACCGCAGGTCGCGGCTGGTGGCGGGCATCAGCCCGTCCCGTCCTCGTAGCCGTCCGAGCGCTCGTCGGCCCACACGATCCGGGTCGCGCCGCCGTGGCCGTGGATCGCTTCGACGTCGTCGACGCTGGGCCACACGACGGTGGACTGGCGCTCTCCCCGCCAGCGGATCACGGCTACACCGTCGGGGAACACGACGCCGTCGGCCACGATGCCCGTGCCCGAGATCCCGGACACGTCGTGATCGCGGTGGAGCTGGAAGGTGCGCATCAGGCCTTGCCGAGGATGCGGTTCGTCTCGACCGGGGTGCCGTCAGGAAGCGGCGACGCGGGTGCGGCGACCTCACCGGTCGGGGATGCCGGGTCCAGGCGGGCGGTCGCGTCGTACGTTGGCGGCTTGGCTGCGCCGAGCAGCCAGCCGAACGCAGGGTTCACGTGCCGCTCCAGCCACGCCACGGCGGCGTAGTACAGGGCGATGCAGGCGGCGGTGAGTGCGGTCACCAGGCCCGCCTGCGTGTCCGGGTCGAGGTTGAAGCCCCGGGCGGCGAGCCAGCCGAGCAGGAGGCCGACGGCGCTGGGGACGACGGTGCGGATGATGGCGATGAGGGACTGGGCGAGCATGGGTCAGGAGTCCTTTCCGAGTTCGAGCACGATGGCCTTGGCGAGGGCGTCGACATCGACGTCGGCCGTGGCGGGGAGCGCCGCCTTCACCGCAGCAGCGATGGCGGCCGGCGACTGAGCCGCGACAGCTGCCCGCAGAGCCCGCGTCTCCGCGAGGATCTTCTGCAGGTAGGAGTCGGCCTGCCAGACGTCAGAGCCGTCGGGTGAGGGGATGATGTCGGAGCGCCAGATGGTCTTGGCGTCGGCTTCGGTCAAGGGCATGTCGTCCTCCTGGGCGGTCGTGGTGGTAGTCGGGAAGCCTGGGGCGGCGATGTTGCGGTCGCACGAGCCGGGGATGCCAGGAACGGTGGCCGAGCTGGTGTGCTGCCACGCGACCCACGTCGACCATGGGGCGGGCGCTGGCGGTGGGGTGGAGCGGTAGTTCGCCAGCCACAGTGGGTATGCCGCGAGCGCCTTGCCGCCGCCAAGGTGCTGGGCCGCGAACGCCGAGTACGTGTAGACGATCGGGCGGACGCCAGTCGCCTTGTGCACGGTGGTCAGCCAGTCGAGCGCGAACGCGACGGTGGCCGACGACGACAGTGCGGTGGACTCGAGGTCGAGCACGGGCGGCAGGTCGCCTGGCTGCTGCCGGTGGACGGACAGGAAGTGCGCCGCCTCCTGCGCCCCCGTGCGACCGGCCTGGGGGCGGGCGAAGTGGTACGCCCCGAGCGGCAGCCCTGCGGCCCCGGCCTTGGCGCGGAAGTCGGCGTACTCGGGATCGGTGTACGTCAGCCCTTCGGTCGCCTTGACGAACACGAACGAGCAGCCGGCGGCCTTGGCCTTAGCGAGGTTCGCGCCGCGCTGGTGGTTGCTGATGTCGATGCCCCACGAGGTCATGCGGTTAGGCCGCCTTCCACGTTCCGATGACGTGCCGCCGCAACGCCTCGATTTGCGCCTGCCAGCGTTGACCCTTGGCCCAGTCCGGGTGGCTTCGCCAACCGCACTCGCAGGTGACGACGCGGCGGCCTCGCTGGACGGCGGCCTCGAAAGCCGAGAATCCGTGCGCCATCAGGTCGTCTCCATTTCGCTGTCCTCCACGTCGAGCCAGTAGTCGCGCTCGGCGCAGGATCCCCACACTTCGACGTGCATGGCGCAGTGGCATTCGGCCGGGCAGGAGCCGCAGCAGTCGGACATCAGATCTCCTGAAGGTCGATGCCGAACTCGGCGATCACGTCGTCGAGCAGGTGACGCCGACGCTCCTCATAGGAGCAGCTGCCGTCGTCTTGGTAGACGGTCCAGCGGTGGTAGCAGTCGCGCAGAGTCGGGTCGTCTGGGTGACACAAGTAGCCCATATCCGAGGCGTAGCCCTCGTAGCGGCGCATCTCGCGGCCACAGGCAGCGCAAACATGGCTGGCCATCAGCGCCTCCGTTCCTTGAGATGAGTCAGCAGGACGTCGAGCTCTTCGACGACGGCCCACAGGGCTTGAGCGGCCTCGGCGTGGCCGCGGGAGTGCTGCTCGTAGGCGCGGGCGTGGAGCCGGTCGCGCAGCTCACGGATGAGGCAGGTGGCGAGGATCACTGGCTGGAGCGCGCCTCGCGCTGGGCTCGCAGATGGAGCCGGGTGCGGTTCGCCAGCTCGAATGCCAGCCAGCCGAACAGGGTGATCGACAGCACCACGCGCGTCCACCTGCCCGGGTCGGTGAACTGGAACAGCAGCGACAGCGAGAACGTCAGGGCCAGCCCGGTGGTGAACTTCATCAGGTGCCGGCCCTCGGGGGTGGCATACCAGCGCACGCGGGAGTAGAGGATCACGAACAGCCAGCCGAGGACGGCGACGGCGCCCATCAGAACCTCGGCGAGGATCGTTGCGGCGGTGAGCAGCATCAGCGGCCTCCCAGGGCTTGGTGGATGCGGGGGCCGAGGTTGTTGCGGCGCAGGATCTCGCGATGGTCCCGGGCAGCCTCGGCAGCGTTCTCTGCAATGGCGCGGGCCACCTCGAGCTGCTTCTTTGCCTGCTCTTTACCTTCGCGGTCGGACGGGTTGCCCTTGTACTTGAACGGCCAGCGGATCACGACTCATCGCCCGCCTTCTCGTCGGCACGCTTCTCCAGTTGGTGCAGCGCGTAGGAGGCGGTGTGCGCAGGCACAGCAAGATCCTGCGTGGCCTTGGTCAGGACGGTGATGGTCTGCCGTTGGAACGCGATGGTCTCGTTCTTGTCCTTGACGATCTCGGCGTGCTGGCTGCGGGTGAGCATTCGGCCGGTCGCGAGCATCCAGAACAGTCCGGCGAACATGCCGGCCGCGCCGGAGATGGACCACAGGACCGGTGGAACATCGGTCACGTCCACGAGTACTCCCTGCGGTGGGCGTCGAGTGGGCTGCAAGATCGGTGAAAGTGCTCATGCGCGACTCCCGGTCGTGCGGTTGAGTGATACCGGCTCCCGCGGTCTGCAGCCCTACCTGTGGCCGCGGGAGTCCTCCGTGGTGGTGAAGAAGCTGACGTTCTGGGTCAGGCGGTCGTCGAGTCGGTGATGATCCCGCGCTGTGCCAGTCCGGTCAGCAACGCGGCGAGGGCGGCATTTCCGCCTCGCGAGCCGGTCACGGTAAGACGGTTCGACTCGTCGACTAGGAACCGGGTGGTGACGTCGTCCGCGAGCGAGGTGGCCGCCGTCGTGTTACCGACATGCACGTTGCCCATCGACGTGAACCGGGACAGGTTGGATCCGGTGCGGATACCGTGCGTCTGCGACGTTCCGGCCCCAGTGTTGCCGGTGGTGTTGCCGACAAACCTGAGCCCGACCGATGCCCCGACCGGGATGAAGTCGGAACCGATGCCGGTGTTGTCGGTGATGGTGCAGTCCACGACCGAGACGCGCGTGAACGGCTGGTCCGACAGGAACCCCTTGCCTGCGTTGCCGATGACGTCGACACCGAGGAACTTGACGTTACGGATCGAGCCCCCGGTTGCGGAGGAGAACCACACCCCGCGGGAGCCGTTGCCCTTGACGGTGCCGCCCGTGAACGTGGCGTTGGTTGCGTTGTTGAGGTAGATGCCGTCCGTTGTGTTCTGGTCGAACGAGCAGCCGATGTACTCGCCGCCGTCCTGCACCACCGTGGGGGTCGCCCTCGTGCTGATGATGAGCCCCTGGGTTGCGTTGCCGCGGAAGTCGCAGGCGACCATCTTGATTCGGCGTACGACTGCGGTGTCGGTGTTGGGCTCCACGTCCATGCCCGCCTGCGGAGCCGTGCCGGCGGTGTTGATGAAACGGCACGCAAACCCGAACAGCCCATCGACGGCAACCACAGACAGGCCCTGCCGCCAGTTCGCATCGCACGTCACCCGGTCGAGCACAACGTCGGAGGACATGCCAGATACGTCGTCTCCTACGTAGATCCCGTCGCCCTTGGCGTTCTTGGACACCAGGTCGCGCAGGGTGACCTTCGAGGAGTTGACGATGTGGATGTTGTGCCGCTGCTCTGTGGCAGTAGCGAATGAAGCCTTGTCGCCGTCGATGGTGCCGCCCCAGATGCGGACGTTGCTCACGCCCGAGATCGGGAGGATGCGGTCGTTCACGCCGGGCATGGCGGACTTGATGGTGGCCCCGTTGAGGTCCAGGCGCGTCCCGGACGGTGGGGTGATGGCGACGGTCGAGCGAACAGTAGACCCTGCGGCGAGCTGGACCGCCTTGCCCGCGGCGGCGGCCGTGGTGAGCAGGGTGTTGAGCGCGGCCCCATCGTCGGCGGTGCCGTCACCCACCACGCCATGATCCGAGGCGAGCATGACGAGCGAGTCCTGCCGCGCCGGGGCCTTGCCGCCGACGAGCGCCGGTGCATATGCGCCATCCAGCGCGCCCCTGGTGGCCGACCCGGTGTCGTTGACGAGGGCTTGTACGGCGGCGTCCTCGGAGACGGTGAACGCCGCGGCAGCCTCGATCGCAGATGCCGCCGTGATGTGCTCGGACACCAGCCCGCCCGGCGACACGAAGTAGACGGTAGGCACGTCGGTGGTGGCGAATGAGACCATACCGTTTGCGTCCGACGTGACCGTGAACAGCAGCGCGTCCGTGGCTGCGTTGTAGACGCTGACCTGCCCGTTGCGCAGGGTCCGCATGGCGCCGCCGGGGTTGACGTCCCACACGAGCACGCGCTGAAACGAGTACGTCGCCACGGGCTGAACCTCCAAGGGGGTCGTACGAACGGACGATGTTGGGCGCCGGGAGTTGACGGGGTGTATTGCACCCGCGTACGTTGGTAACCGATGGCAAACCAACCGAAGACGCCGACCCGCTCAGTGCGGATACCGGACGACGAGTGGGACGCGATCAGGTCAGCAGCAGCAGCCCGTGGGGTGACCGCCTCGGACGTGATCCGGGCCGCGGTCAGGAAAGACTTGGAGGGGACAGAATGAAGAAGCTCGTTATGCCGCTCATCGCGGCGGTGGCAGTGCTGGGTGTCGTCGGAGGATTCTTCGTCGCCCGGATCGTGTTCACCACGCCGCAGGCCCAGCCCGACAGGCAGGTGCAGTTCGTGCAGCCCGCCGCCGAGACGGTCGAGCCAACGACCACGCCCGCGCCAGTCGCGACGACGGCCGCGCCGAAGCCTGCGCCGGTACAATCGACCACGAGCGCGCCCGCGCCGAAGAAGGTTCAGCAGAAGGTGGCCACCGTGACCGAGCCGACCAGCACCGCGCCGACCAAGACGGTTCCCGCGCCGGACGACCCGATCCGTCAGACCGCGCCGCCGCCCGTGCCCGGCAACATCGTTCCCGGCCAGCCGCTCAACGCGAACCCGTCACCCACCACCGCGACGCTCTGAGGAATCAGCGGGTCCAGATGATCTGCCCCGACACGTCCGCGATGTTCCCGGCATTCGCCGCCCAGTTCGCGAACGACGTCCACGCCTGCACCTGAAGGCGGATCTCTTGACCATCAGTCAGGCCCTCGACCTTGATGCTGATGGGCGAGTCGTTCTTGCCCGACCCGCTGCTGCCCGACACCGCGACCGGCATCGCATTGCCGTATCCCTGCGCCCCGGTTGAAGGGATGTAGACCCGCGACCGGGCTTGCAGGTAGTCGAGCCCAGCGGTGTTGTTGTAGGCGAAGACACGCCCCACGATGAGGATGTCGGCGGTGGTGAACCCGTCCGGCGTGAACCACGACTGTGACGCGAGAGGCGTAGCCCCAACGGTGTCAAGGCTGAAGCCCGACGTTGCCGTGTAGGCGGAGTCGCCTCGCACCGGGTTGGTGAGTGCATCGTTGCCGATGATGCCGCCGCGCAGCGTAAGGTCGTTGAACTCGGCGTTGCCGTCCGAGCCGAACGAGTAGCCCGACGTGCCGGCTACGAAGTTGTCCGAGTCGATGCCGCCCTCGCCGTTGGGGTGCATCCCGGTGCCGAAGAACGGGGAGCGGTTCAGTAGCGCCCTGGCGTTGGCGCGGTCCTTGCGGATCTCGCCGGTCAGGGTGCGCGCACGCACAGGCTTGCCCATCACACCTCCAGCACGGTGGTGACGACCCACTCAACCTGAGGGGTGCCGTCGTCGGGGACGTGGACGATGGTGTCGACGAGGCGCGCGTCGAACCCGTCCGCACCGCCGACGGGCCGGTCGCCGCCGTACTCGTCGGTGTCGAGCACCACCCCGACCGTCGAGCCTCGCGGGGTCTGCGTCCAGTCGGCCGTCAGGTCGCCGTCGAACGACACGAGGTGGTAGTCCGTGGCTATGCCTGCACGGTCCGCCAGAGCGGCGTCCGCGTGCCGCTGCAACGTCGCGTCCACCGACACATCGGTGTGCGAGGTGTCCACGTACGTCATACGCGGCCATCCCTGCGCCAGCAGCGTCGTCGCCGTGGCCGTCTTACGCTTCTGCGCCTTCTCCTCACCAGAGCCGACGGCCTCGGCGTAGGTGGCCGCGTTCGCCACGTCCTGCACGCGCCCCTGGTCGATCAGGTTGCCGCCAGCTCGCCGCGTCGGGACCAGCTGCGGGTCGCCGAGATACAACGACGACAGCAGCGCGACCGTGGGCGGCGGGTCCGGCAGCCGGTAGTCCTCGGTGTCCTCCACGAACTCGAGGACGGTCTGCGCGGTGATGTGCCCGAGCCTGTCGCCAAGGACGAGCTGGCGCACTGGGTTGTCGAGCGTGCCAGCCGCGCCGAAGTACCACTCCGGGCCGCCCGTCGCCTCGGCCAGCGACCGGAACTCGCGGCCCACGGTGGTGGTGTCCCACGCGTTGATGACGCGCGTCGAGACGCTGGCGCCCGAGGTGGACGGGTCGACCTGCACCTGCAAGTTCTGCCCAGCCACCGCCTGCGCCTCAGTCACGAGGTCGCGGAAGATCTGGTGGTCGTTGACGTTCGTCCACGTGCGCGCCGGCTGGTCGCACTTGTCCTCGAAGAACCCGCCCCACTCCTGGCACGTGAACTGGAACGTGCGAGGGGCGGTCTTGCGATCCGTCCGCACCCACCCCGACCACACCGGCACCCCGTCGCGGGCGATCAGGATGCCAGACACGGGCAGGCCGATGGATGGCCGCCAGAACGACCGGCCGGGCTCGACCGTCGCCTCGAATGACGCCTCGCCGTGGTCCGACAGTGGCAGAGAGAACGACAACCCGCGGGCGGGGATGAGCTCCTCGACGATGTGCGGATCGTCCCACCGGGTGGCGTAGACCTCGTACCGGGGCACGGGTTACCTGCTGCCGTAGGCGAACCAGCGCACGCTGACGGTGGTGGTGTTGTTGCGCACACAGTTGGCGGTGAACCCGCTCGCGGACTCACCCGACGGCCAGACGCTCTGCGTGGTGGAGGACAAGGTCATGCCCGTCAGCACCTGCAGCAGGATGGTCGGGGTGGACGTGAACGGCACCGGGAACGTCACCGCCTGCGCGCGCTGGTTCGTCGCGTCGCCCGCGAGCGACACGGTGCCGGTCTGCATGTACGGGACGCCGAACAGGTCGGTGGGCACGATCAGGCTGTCGATCTTCGCAGCCGGGATCGTGGTCGCCGACGCCGCGTGCCGCAGCCGCGCGAGTGGGATCGCGGACGTGGGCACGGTCGGGTCGGTCGGGGACGCGTTCGGAGTGCCGATGATCGCGCGGATGCCGCCGGACGCGGTCGGCAGCGCAGACAGGGTGGCGAGGTCGTAGACGATGATGTCGTTGCGGGGCAGCCCGCCCACAGGGTTGGCCGTCAGCACGTCGTAGGTGAGGTCGGTGTCCAGCGCCACCAGCGACGCGCCGTCGAGCGTGGCAGCCTGCACCACGCCAGCGCCAGCCGCGACCACGACCGACGCCGACGCAGTCGTGGTCTGCGCCACGGACAGCCCCGACAGGACACCCGTCTTCGCCTTACCTGCTGTGTTCGCCAACACCCACGCGAGTGCCTTCTTCTGGCTGCCCTCGTCGTTGGCGGCGTTGTGGTACTCGAACTGGCTCACACCCAAGCTCCTTCGTAACCCCATGCGGACAGGGAGTGGTTGGCGGTGAAACCGTCAGCGGTCCACGACAGCGACCCGCCGCCGACAGGGACCGCGCACCAGTTGCCGACGTACGTCGTGACGTTGCGAAGCGAGACCAGCCCGTTGAGCAGCACTTCCCGCGGCTTGCCCGCGTTGATGTCCACCCACTGCCCGTCAGGGATCGTGTAGTTGATCGCGATGAGGTCGCCCGTCTCGGCGAGGCTGATGCGCGGGTTGGTCACGCCGCCGTCGATGCGCAGCCGCGGGTGGTAGGAGGCGGTGCCGGCGTTCGGCAGCGTGATCGCACCGGGCGTCACGCCAGGGGGGACGCCGTAGTCCAGCGGATAGGCCAACGGGTAGACCAATCCAGTGCCGCCGGCTGATGCGGCGAGGCTGGTCTGATCGAACGTGGCGGGGCCGTACTTCAGGGGGTCGGCCGCGCGCAGACGCAGTTGGTACCGGAACCGCACTGGGCCGATCCACTCCACCGCCGCACCCTGCAGCACCCGGACCATGGTCGACCGGACGCCCAAGTTCGGGTCGTCCACGACGTACTCATGCAATGACTTCAGGGTCAGGTCGTTGAGCTGGTCAACGATCGCCAGCGCAGCCGCACGCGACGGCTGCACGACCTCGCCGGTGTGACCGATGACTCGCGCGCCGTAGTAGCTGGTCGTGTCCCATCCGCCGTCCTGCTGCGCCTTGTCCTGCGCATCGGACCGAACTGGTGGCGCGTCATCCCACCCGGCCAGCGATATGGTCGCGCGGAAGTCCGCACCGTCACTGTCAGCAAGGAATGGGCCGATGGCAATCGCCCGACGCCAGCCCATCAGAGGCCCGCCGCAAGTGCGGAGCCGATCAGGCCCGCGTTGATCCGGTTCGGGCGGCGCGCGATACCGTCGACGATCGCGGCGATGTCCTGCGGGTGAAGGCGCGTGTAGCCATCACCACCCGCACTACCGCCACCGACCGCAGCACGGATCTGCTCCTGGTTGATGATCCGGCCCGCGGTCGCCGGCGCGAACAGCTCGGTGGTGCGGTTCCACGACCCGTCCGGGTTGTCACCGACCTGGTACAGCGCACCCGGAAACACTGGGCCACCCTTGGCGCGCTGACCGAGGTTGACGTACCCGCCACCGGGCAGGGCGATCCGGCCACCTGTGACCGTGCCGCCACCGGAGGACTTGACGACGCCGCCGACCGTGAAGTGCACGTCGACGTTCTTCTTGTTGGGAATCCGCTCGATCGCGGACGCGAGCGCCTTCGCCTTGCCGGACGCCCTGTCGAGCTTGTCCGCGGCGTCCTTGGCCCAGCCGAAGCCCGGCACCTTGGACAGCGCGCGCAGCATCGCAGACCACATGTCCGACAGGTCTGCGAACCGGCGCAGGATGAACGCGATGACGCGGCCGATGAGACCCATGAGGGTCTCAAACGCGCGCCACAGGAGTTTCACGGTCTCGATCACGACGCGCACCTGGGATGCCCATATGGGCAGGTACTCGCGGATCAGCAGCGCGATGAACGGGATGAGGTTGTTCACGATGAAGTTGCCGATCTTCTTGATCGTGTCGGCCCACTTCGCGCCGGTCCCGTCGCCCATCTTGAAGCCGTCGGCGATCGTGTGCAGCGCCTCCTTGAGCGCGGGCAGGATCGTTTTGACGCCCTTCTCGATGGCCGGCCACAGCTTGCCCGTCACCCAGCCGACGAAAGACAGGACGGCGTCGCGAGCCTTGAGGATGAAGGTGACGAACTTGCTGTCCTCTTCGACGTTGAACGCCTTGCGCAGCGCGCCGGTGAAGTCGCCGTGGACGAGCAGCTGGAACAGCCCCTTGGCCGCGTTCGCCACCCGGCCCAGTCCGTCGCTGAGCCGGTCGATGAACGGGCCGGCGTGACTGGCGACGTAGTCGGCCACCTTCGTCAACACTGGGAGCAGCTTCGTGCCGATGGCCCGGAACGCGTCACCGACGGCATCCTTCGCGCGAGCCATGGCGCCCTCGAAGCCCTTGCCCGCAGCCTCGGCCGCACCGCCGAATTCCTTGTTCAGCTCGCCGAGGATGAGCTTCTGCGCATCCAACGTCTTGCCGGACTCGACGAGGGTCTGGATCTGCTTCTTCTGGTCGGCCGTGAACGACACGCCAACCTTCTGCAGGGCTGTTACACCCTTGATCGGGTCGTTGAGGGCCTTGCCGAGCTGGATCACCGAGCCCTGCATGTCGGTGCCGAGCGCGGTCGACATGTTCAGGGCTGCCTTGGTGGCCTGGTTGAAGACGTCGTTGCCCTTGCCGACCCCGTCGCGGATGTTGGTGAACGTGGCAAGCACGTTCTGCCCGTTGATGATGACTTCCTCATCCACCCCGGACAGGGACTCCAATGCACCGGCGCGCGCCTGAATACCCTTCACGGACTGGTGCGCGACGTTGCCCGTCGACTTGAGGACGGCGGCTGTCTTGTCCGCGAGCTTCTGGTACGACGCGGCATCCTTGACGCCCTGCACCATCGCCGCGCCAAGCGCGCCGATCCCGGCCACCGCGGCACCGGCACCAGCCGACGCGACACCGATCAGGGCACCCTTGCCGAGCTTGCCCAGCTTGGACCCGAGCCCGTCCGACTTCTGCCCTACCTTGTCGAACACGTGGGACGCCCGGTCGCGAGCGAGGATGTCAAAGACTAGCGCGAGGTTAGCCACGTCATCCCTCCCAGGGCATCTTGCGTAGGGTTCCGCTGGCCTGCGCCACGATCATCTGAGCGATGTCTTCCATGGCCTTCTCGAGCGCCTTGCGGATCTCGGGCGCCGCGTCGCGGTACGTCTCGTCGAACCAGCCCTTGAGTCCTGGCACTTCTTGGTTGACCCACCGCCAGTCCTTGCGGGGCTTCTCGCCGTCAGCGAACACGGGGTGGCGGATGCGCCCCTTCGTGTTCGCGAGATGCGCGTTGCTGGCGCGCTTACTGCCGTACTTCACGACCACGGAGACGCCCGGGTCGCGACCGGTCTTAACCTGCACGGTCTGGGACGCGGCGTTGCCTCGACCGCCGTAGGGCAGCCCGTCCTTAAGCCGCCGCTGCGCCTGCTTCATGGCAGGCTTAACGGCCTTACGCATTCCGGCGGTGAGTGCCTGCCGCATTGGCTTGTCGCCCGCAGCCTTGAGAGCCTTGGACAGGTCAAGGAACTGCTGTGCGCCGCGCACCTCGAAGTCGTTCACGCGACCCCCAGTTCTCGGCGCAGTTCCTGTTCCTCGCGCGGGATGGCCCGGCCCCGTTCGTCCTCGCCGAATGGCTCGTCGAGGATCGAGTCGAACCGCTCCCGCCAGTCCTCCACGAGGTCGTCACCACGCGCCTCGCGGGCGCGCAGGTCGGCCTCGAACCGCTCGAACAGCAGGACGTATGCGAGGTCGCAGACGTCAGACAGGGTCAGGCCGAAGCGCGCGAACCCTGGGCCTCGCTTGCCTGCATGACCATGAGTGCCATCGACGGCCGCCCCTCGGTCTCCAGCCGGCGCACGACCCGAGAGGATGAGTCGCCCGCGGAGGTAGGCGCGGTTCGCGTCGGCCCATCCGAGGAGTCGGAGGGCCGTTCGGTAGGGCGGTCGGTGACCGCCTCGACGACGGCGTACAGGACGCCCATGAGGTCGTCCACGCCCTGGCGCTCACGCTTGGCCGTCGACCAGAACGTGTCGAAGTCGTCCGGGTGCACGACCATGCGGAACGTGCCCTTGAGCAGGGCCATCGCCTCGCTGATGTTCGCCTCGTCCACCTTGGCTGCAGACTCGAGGAAGTCCGCTACCTCGAGCTCGGTGAAGTCCGGGTTGGAGCGCAGGGTGTGTTCGAACCAGCCGAACGTGTCCGGCTCGGCAGCCTCCCGCGGCGTGCCGAAGCTGCCGAGGTCAGCCACGAGTCGTACCCGCCGCCCAGAACGTGAACGGCTTGCTCGACCCAACCGGCATCTCCATGTTGAAGGTGCACGGGATCGCCGCGATATCAGGCGCCTTCTTGAACGCTGACTCGACCTCGCCGCCCTGGATGCACTGGCGCAGCAGCAGTCGCAGCGTGTGGTCGGTCGACTCCCACAGGATCATCGACCGGACCTCGGTGCCGGGGTCCGGGGGCTCGAACTTGAACAGCGACGTGGCGCCGGTGCCGCTGAGCGCGGTCAGCGCGGCGACGCCGCCGTTGAGGGCGCGCTGGTAGTTCGACAGCGTGTAGTTCGCGAGGTTGAACGCGATCGACCCAGCGCGCTCGGTGGTGGCGTACTTGATCGGGTCGAAGAACTCCGCGACGTTGATCGCCTCCACCGTGGTGGCGTACTTGAACGATGAGCCCTCCGTGGTGGCGCCTAGCGGAACCCACGCAACCGCCGGGTCGTCTGTGAAGACGCTGCCCGCCACGGTGTTCGTCGGGTCGGCGGTCCCCAGGGGGGCCATCCACAACATGCCTGGATCGGTCAGGACCGTGGGCACTGCAACGGCGTGAGACATGGCTCAGCTCTCCTTGGTGTCGGTGGCCTTGACCGGCCGGACTTCGTCCTTGCGCACCACGCCACCGGTGACGTGCGAGGCGGGCACGGGGTCGCCTGGGTTGAACGCCCGCGCCCCGTTCACGTCGATGGGCACGGTGGCGACGTACGCGCCCCACTCCGCCCGCTGCTCGTCGAGGTACTGCTCGACGGTCTTCTCGGCCATGTCTGCTGCTCCTTGTCAGGTGATCGTGAAGTACGGGAAGTGCTCAGGCCGGGGACGCGTAGACGGTGGCGCGCACCACGTACAGCGGCTCATCCTCAGAGCTCGTGGACGCGTTCGCCGCGTCAGTGGCCTGCCCAGACACCCCGCTGACCACGACCAACTTGGTGCCGGACGTGACCAATGCGGCGGGTGGGGCTGCATTGACTGCGCGGAGGGCGGCGATCAGGGCGATGCCGGCTTTGCGAGCCGCTGCCGCGTCGGTAACCGAGTAGATGTTGAACGTGCACTCGCCAACCGTGAGGGTGCCCTCGGCGTCGCCGCCGTCCGCCGACGGGTCGGCCGCTACGAGTGCGTACACCCCGCGTTGAGGCGACCGCAGCCGGTGCTCATGAAAGCCCAAGGCAAGGGGCTTACCTTGGCCGACGAGACCGGTCAGGCCGTTTCCCCACTCGCGGACGCAGGCGATGAGGTCCACGATGGTACTCACCGGAGATAGTCCCAGCCGGGGCCGTCGAGTTGGGGAGGCCAGGCGTCAGGAAAGGACCCGCGGGGAGATGGGACCGTAGACACGACCACGACCCCAGAGGCGCGGTTGGCCGCGACCAGCTCATTCCGACCGCTCTGCGCCTCAGCCAGGAGGACCGAGGCGACCTGGTCGATCTCGTCATTGCGGACCGGGTAGGACAACTCCACCATCGCTGCCGCGCGAAGCGCCGCGACGTTCTTGGCGGTGTCCTCGAGATCCGTGGCGACCGGACCCGTGACTGCGAGAATCCACCCGCATGCGGCGTCGATCAGGCGCGTGACCTGCGCGTCGGTCGGGTACGTGTTGGCCGAGAAGGTCCCGGTCGGGGTGTCCGATCCGGGGGTCACGGCATCGACAGTGCGGGAGGTGACGTAGTCCGCCACGTCTTGGACGGCGGGGGCCCACGATGGTGCAGGCATCTACGTCACCTCCCGTCTGTCACTTCGAAGCCGACTTGGCGTCCTTCGTCGAGGCCTTCTCGACGAGGCCCTTGCGGAGGTGGCGGTCGAGCTCGTCGCCAGACACGGCGTTGGTGACGACCGCGCCCGCGTAGAAGCCCTGAACGACCTCGGCGCCGTTGGCGTCCTCGACCTTGAGCGTCACGTATGGCGCCTTGACGACGTAGCCGCTCATCAGGACACCACCCCGGTGATCTCCTGGCCCGCGCCGGTCTCCTGCACGACCGGGACCGTCTTGCGGCGACCCTGGAGGTCCCACGAGTCGGTCTCGTCGCGCCGGATCGGCTTGATCTGCACGGCGAGGTCGGCCACCGCGTAACCGGGTGCACCGTCAACCTCGTCAGCCATGCCGCCGAGGGCGTTGGAGTCCAGCACGAGGGCGTTGAGGCCGTTCGGCAGGTTCGGCGTCTTGATGACGTTCAGGCCAGCGACCGACTCGATCATGCCGGTGTAGACCGGGTTGTCGGAGGTCTCACGCTTCCGAAGCTGCGCGATGGCGTCGTTCAGCATCAGGTAGGTGTAGGCCTTCGGCGACACGACGAGGGTGTCAGGGTTGTAGCCCTGGTTACGGTCCTCGATCGTCTGCACCGCGAGGAGGATGTCCTCAAGGGGCTTCCGGTTGGCGACGGTGGCGTTGTTCCACGTGGCGATGGCCGCGGTGTCAGCGAGTGCCGAGGCGACTGCCGACATAGCGATCGTGTCGACCTGCTTGATGACCGAGTTGATCACCTTGCGGAACTTGCGGTCGACGGCCGCGCCGGCGAGCGCGTTGCGCGCGATCTCCTCGTCGGTGAGGCGGACCTTCTGGCCCCACTTGACGATGGCCGCGAGCGCCGCCGTGCCGGTCGGGTCGTTCGCGTAGGGGTACTCAGACCCCGGCGCGACTGCCTCAACGGCGCGGTCGGTCAGCTGCGACTCGCTCTGGTCGTAGAGCACCGCCCCGCCCGACGAGCGGAACCGCTGGGTGAGGATCTGGTCGGACACGAACCGCAGGTCGCGGTAGTCGCGCAGACGCCGCTGGATGGCAGCCGGGCTCTGGAGGAACCTGCTGATGGTGAGCATGTCGCCCGAAAGGGTGGGCGTGGGCTGCAGAGGCATGCCTTATCTCCCTTCGGGGATTAGTTGCGTCCGTCGACGCGGACGAGGAGCGGCGAACCGGCAGCCGTGGTGACTGCGGTGCCGATGAGGGTGCCGGCCGCGGCTGCGGTGGCAATGGTGGCCGTCTTGACCTGGCCGTTGGCGTCGGAGACGACACCGGCGTCAGCGGTGATCGCACCAGACGCCTCGAGCTCGTGCACGACACCGACGACCGGCCAGACGGCGACGACGGCACCGGAAGCGGCGTCGTGCGCTGCGACGCCGACGACAGTGGCGTCGTCGGCACCAGCGTGGGCGACGGTGCCGTTGCCGGACACGGCCACGAGCCGGCGGCCGGTCACGGCAGCTGAGGTGGTAAAGGTCTTCGGGACGGAGCCGCCCGAGTAGACAGGCGTGTAGTCGGCCATGGTCAGGCCTCCTTCGGGAAGATGTGGGAGAACTCGTCGAAGTCGCTGTCGTCACCCGCGTGACCCAGCTCGTTCATGGGCACCACACCCTTGGCGAGGCCGTTGATGACCTCACGGGTGCCATCGGGGTCGGCGTCCCACAGGCGCTCCCAGTGCTCTGAGCGCGCCTTGGGGAACTTGCCATCCTTGACCGCCGTGGCGATCACGGTGTCCCGCTCGTCGCGGCGGCGGCGGTTGTCGGCAGCCACGAGCCGCTCAATGCGGTCCTGCTGCGCCTGCCATGCCGAGGCGTCGATAACCATCGTGCCGGGAGCGGCAGCGACGGGGGTCGGAGCGGGCGCCGGCGATGCCGAAGCCTGAGGGGTCGCAGACGGGGCGGCAGGGGCCTCGGCGCGCTCGGAGAGCGCTTCCCCCAGGGCGGCCAGGATGGTCGCCTCGTCAGCGTCGGTTGCGATCCCGAGCTGCTGCCGCATACTGGTGAGCTGCTCGTCGCTGAATGCCACGGCGGGGCTCCCTTCCGGCTTTTCTGTGGACCCGGACGCGGACACGGCCGGGTGCTTTGGGGCCGGGGCGTGAGCGCGCCCGGCGTAGTTGAAGATCGACAGGTCGAAGCGAGCCTTGACGGACTCGGGAACGGGCGACTCGACGGCGATGGCGTCGGCGAGGCCGACGTCTACGGCTTCCTGCGCCGTGTACCACGTTTCGGCGTCCATGGCTGCGCGCCAGAACTCGAGGTCGCCGCCTGCCTTGTGCATGTAGATGCTGGCGAGGTTGTCGCGCATCTGGTCGAGCCGGTCGGCGATCTCCCGAAGGTCTCTGGCGTCACTGCCGCCGACGTTCGCGGCCGGGTTGTGGATCATGATCTCCGCGCCCAGACCCATGACCACCTTGTCAGCGCCACCTGCGACGATGACCGAGGCGATGGACGCTGCCATGCCGTCCACATACGCCGTGACCGTGGCGGGGTGCTTGCGCAGGCTGTTCATGATCGCCAGGCCCTCGAAAGCGTCGCCGCCCGGGGAGTTGACGTGCAGGTCGATGGCGTTCGCCGTGATGGCGTCAAGGTCGCGGGCAAACTCAGAGGCGTAGACGCCGAACCACCCGCCCACGCCGTCGAAGATCCGAATCACGGCGGGGCTGTCGCTGCTGCCAGCATTCTCGATCTGGTACCACTTGCGGCTCACGATGCCTCCTGGTTCGGGACGGAGCGAAGGAACTTCACGAGGTCGGCATCTGACGTGAGCCCAGCCGACTCGCGAACGCGGTCAAGCTCCGAGGATCGGGTGCCGATCTCGTCGAAAACGATCTGCGGAGCAGGCTCCGTCGGGCCGAAGTTCAGGTCGACCAAGTCCTCGACGATGTGGGCGTTCGCGGTGTCGCGCACCATCTCCGCGACGGCCTGCAGTGACAGGGTGAAGAAGTCCGCGAAGGTGGACCCGAGGGCCCATGACCCGGTCTGGGTGCCGAGGTTCAGGAAGTGGCCGAGCGCCGAGCGGGCGATCTGCTCGTCGTGGTAGCGGACGAACTTGTCGATGTCGGGCAGGGCCCCCGTAACGCCGACGAGGGACAGCTTGGCGCCATTGGGGATCGCGCCTCCGGCGTTGTCCCCGGCTCGAACGGCCTTGGCCATGTCCGTGCCAGCGGAGAGATCCTTCTCGCCCTCGGCCGACTCGTAGATCGGGATACCGATCCCGTTCCGGTCGATCGACGTCGACCACGTCCGCAGCGCACGGTCCTTCAAGATCCAGTTCTTGTACGCCGAGCGCAGCAGCGACTGGCCCTGCCAGTTGCCCCCTTCGCGCTCCAAGACGTAGGCCACGAGCCGGGACACTGGCAGCACGACCCCGGTTGAGCCGGGCATGACGCCAGGACCCATCTGCCCGGTGCCGGTGCTGTACTGCTCGATGGACACGAGGCCGCCGTCGCGGGCGACGTTGATCTTCGAGATCGACTGCGGTAGTCGCGGGCCCAGCTTGCGCAGCCGGTACAGCCCGGCATCGTCGATGCGGTACACCTGCTCGAAGAACATGTGCCCGAAGGGCAGCATGAGCAGGGCCAGCCGAAGGTGGTCCTGCCACGAGAAGCGGTCGCGCCCGCGAAGCTGCGACGTGAAGTCGTCTTCGGGGTCTGCGTCGGCGATCGGTAGGCCGAGGCTGGAGGCGACCGCCATGGTCACCTCCGGGCGGCAACCCCGCCCGTCCAGGCGCCACCCGGTGCGGATGATCGGAGAGGTCACAGCTCGCAGCACAGACGAGACCTGCGCGTCCTGGTGCCGCATCCGGTCGAACACCTGCACCGAGAGAGGCCACACCAACTCAGGCGTGGTCTCTCCGCTCATGTCCCCCCAGAACGAGGGGTCGGCCGCGTATCCACGCTCACGAACGGGCCGAGGGGCGGGAGGAATGACGGTCACGATGCCCCCTCTCCCGGGTTTCTTGGTCAGAAAGCGATGGCGGCGACGCCGCTGGGTTGCTTGGGCGCCTGCACGCGGCGGGGGGCTGGCGGGGTGTAGGCGAGCTTGAGGCCGTGCAAGGCCCGGGCGACGGCGGCAGCCGGCGCCACCTCGGGGGAGTCCTTAAGCAGCAGCGCGCGCTCACCACTCACGGTTGGCGGCCGCCACTTCGCGACCCGGATGGCGTTGTTGAGACGCTCCTGGTTGCCGTGCCGGATCTGTCCATCGTCGAGCAGGTCGGCGAGGTATCCGCAGCCGGCAGCGAACCCGGTGCTGGTCACGTCGACGATCTGCACGCCCGCACGCTCGAGCTCGGCACCGAAGGCGGACGTGGCCACCTTGCCGCCCCACACCTCCTGCAGCCGCCGGCACTCGTCGACCACCCGGAACGCGGTCAGCGGCGAACCCTCGTTCGCGAGCTCGACATGGACGACTCCACCCCGTCTCCACGCGACGGCAACCCACACGTCGCGGTCGCCGGCGAGGTCAACGCCGAACGCGATGTCACCGGTCTGCTCGGACTCGACGTCGACTAGGTCCAGCCACTTGCCGTAGGGGAGGGCGCCGCCCTGCGACACCGGGTCTTCCCACCAGGACAGGAACTCGCGAGCGAACTCCTGCGGCGGCATCGAGGCACGCTGGTCCGCCAGCGACTCCTCGGTGATCCGGCCTGGCCAGAGCGCGCAGTTCGCCGACCACCATAGGTCTCTATCGTCCAATGCGCAGCCTGTGACAGCGCCGGCAGTGTGCGAGCAGTCCGTCTGCGAGCACGCCTTGCGCGTCGCCCCATACTCGACGTACGCCAAACGCTTGTCCTTGCCGGCACGACCGCGGTCACGGATTCGACGCAGTTGCTCGGACATCAACAGTCCCGCCGACGAACCGATACGCACCTGAGCGCCCGGCCGGGTCAGCATCGTCGGGTAGACCGCGCCGACGTGCTTCGGCTCGAGGTAGAGCGCCTCGTCGAGCGTGATCCGCTTGACCCCGGTGAGGCCACGGCCGGCCTTGCCGGTGCGGGACTGGAAGTCGATGGTGTTGCCTGTGTCCTTGTGGACGATCGACATGTCTTGGTGACCCTCGTAGAAGGTCACCTGCTCGTCGTACTCCGGGTTGGACTTGATCCACTCGCGGAAGTCGTTGAACGTGCCCTTGAGGGTGTCACCGTGATGCGCCGTCCATAGGTGCCGCTCGACGCCGAACACGAACAGGTCGGCGAGGGCGGCGATGCCCAGGGTGGACGTCTTGATGTTCTGCCGCGGCGAGATGACTGCGACCTCGAACGACGCCGGCCGCTCCGCTGCCTTCTCGGCGTAGATCGTGTCAAGGATCCACCGCTGCTCGTCATCCGGCGGCAGCCCAAGGTCGGCTCCCACCTTGGCGGCGAGGTCACCGTTGGTCCACTTGTGGGCCGGCCGGTGACGGTGCAGCGGCTGGTACATCAGGCGCCGTGCTTGGCCCGGCGGGCTGCTAGCTCGTCGCGCAACTGCTCCGGAGCCGTCGCCTTCGCAGCACCGCGCGTCGCCTGGGCCATGACTTCCCGGAACTCCTTCGACAGCGAGGCATAGGCCGACCCGGTCTCCATGAGCCCGTTGTCGAGTCGGTTGGCCAGGCTCAGAGCCTGCGCTCCCAGTGCCGTACCGACGCGGCCAGCAACCTCGAGTTCCGCGAGGGCTGCTGTCGCGACCGCACCCAACTCGCGGCGCGGCTTGGGGCTCTGCGGAAGCGCCACTACGTCCGCACCGGACCGCTTCGTGCGCTTCCGGCACCGATCAGAG